TTTCGTAGGATCTGAGATCATCCGCATACTGCCATTATCTAGCCTTATGCGCAAATCAAATCCGTCTATCCGGTTCACTACACCGGGAACCCACTCGCCTTGAGCATTTCTGATCTCGACTCGTTCTCCGATTTCATAAGCTCCGCCTGGATAGCCTCTGCTACGGTCTTCTTCTTCCAATTGAACGCCTTTGTTTGCTTCACGAAAGATAAGGCGGGGATCCAAGCCTTCGATATGAAATGCCTCTTCAATTCCGTCTTCCTTCGCTAATTCAATACTCTCACGAGCTGCTGCTCGGAACTCTTCCCGTCTATTCTCCCACTTCTCAAGAACTCTGTTCTTCCTATCAATGGCAGCCGATTCTAATTCTTCCGCGCGCTTAAACCGTGGATTATTCCGCGTCAATCTTACAGCTTCCGCTTCGGTTTTTCCTTCTTCGCGCGCGTCATTAAAGAGTTTTGTCCAAACCTGGGCCCGACGAATTGCTTTATTCTCTGCTACCGTTGAAACACGTTCTTCTTCCGGCGTAAGTTGTTCCCAAAACAGTAGGGCGAAATCCTCTTCTGGAAAACGGCGCGCAAGCTCGCCAAAAGGTTCAAGAAGAGATGGTAATTTATAGATTACATCTCGTACCTGTTGTCTTGCTTTCGTCTCTATCGGAAATCTTTCGACTCGTTCATCCGTATCCAACGGCAAAGGATTCACATCACGTGGGCGATGCACAATCATGAGCAATGCAGGAATACTTGTTATCCTGGCTGCTAGAAACTCTTCAGCTCCCTCAATGATAGTAAAAGCTGTGATCTTAGGGTGCTTAATGGCAACCGGTTGCTTCGATCTCTTTCCCACCAGCGCATCTCTTAATATCAGGGTGTCGATAGTTGGCACTGCAACTACTGCACCAAGCGGGACAATCTCTTCTTTTCCTTTTCCGTTCAACTTCGCCGTCTTGCCTTCTTGACGATCAAGTTTTAATTCACCACCTTCGATTGGCATATGTAATAGCAGTAGATTAGCGGTAGTCTCCCCTAGTGCCGGCTTCAATGGAGCACCAAACTCGAGTCGCCTTTCAAAGTCAGCGATCGCTTGTTTGTTTTGCTGTTCTTGGGGAGTAAGAGATTTCCGCAGCGAACCAGTCTTGGTCGAAGCCTCTAACGCTTCGGTTTGACCAATTGTCTGACCAGGATTGTTAGCGTCAGGATCGTTCTCAAGTTCACCCGTCTGTGATGCGAGTAATCCCGCGTCGTCTGGATCCGGTATAGAGTTCATAATATCTCTTTCGATGACTTCTATCCCAACGCGACGGATTCTTTCGAACTCTTTTACCGCGTCAGTTTGCCATCCATCCAGAGTTTCGTATGGGAGCTTACTACGACGAACTTGTAACCGACTGACATTTAAAGGCATTATCCATTCAGCTCGCGCTCGATGTCAACCATCGTATATTCATCTGAATAATTATTGACCACCGACTTCTGCAACGGCTCATCGCCTGACTGTGCCGGCGCTTGAAAAAGCTCATTCAGAATGGTATCTCCACCTACCACCTCATCAAGGCCTAACTCAAGCCGCACTTCGTTTACTGTACGAAAAGTCTTTGTCTCTCGCTCCCTTATCTCTGAATCCTCCTTCCTCGACCTTTCCATACCAACAAATTCCACTATATAGGTTGGGTCGAAACGGCAGATCACATTGGTATTCAATTGATTTGACAGAAACGTTAATAGTGGTTCCAGGCCCCGTCTCTGTGATAACGTTTGTTTCTGTTCTACGCCCGACTCGAATGAGGTCCTTGTCCCCGTCGATGCGATCTTCCAATTGATCTCGCTCGGATCCATCTGATAAACTGAGGTAGCTTCTTTCACCAGAAAGTCCATCAACTGCGCATACTCCATGTCCCGATTGGAACGATCAAGCTGTACCCAATCGATGTCTCCATCCTTACCGATGTGGAGCACCGGTGGACGCCAGTACGTAGCGGCATTTCTAATTGCTTCTCGAAAGTCACGACGGAAAGAATCCATCTGATCCTTATTAGCCTCCCCTTTCACAACCAGTACACCCTTCGAAGTACCACCCTGAGTTAACTGACCAGCATTAAACCGCTCTCCGTTCAGAATCGTAGTAACTGTTCGAATCAGAATCTCCAACTCAGGGAGTCCATACCCTGCGTTGAACATGCTAGTTGTAGAATTCCTTACTCCGTACATCATTTGCTTCTTTGTAAACTCAGCTACAACTCGATCCTGTAAAACCTGAGCATAAAACGGAGTATCCTGGTTTGGAACAAAATATTCTAGACTAGCTTTCAGCCGACGAATCGTTGCCGCATCAACTGCCACTAAGTAGGCCGGTTTATCGTCTCTGGTAAAAACTAGCTCTGCAACAGCCTGATCCAAGATCAAACTGTCCCTCATTACCTTCCTGGTAAAGGTCTCCAGCAAGTCTTCTCCAAAGTCTGGAATGCCCACTGTATAAAGCCACATGGTCATCTCTTTAATGAAGGTCTCATCCCCAACCTCATTCCTATCAAACTTTCTGACACGAAAACCTACACTATACGGATCTTGTTGTGGCTTCATAAATGCAGCCATCTGGTTTATCCGCGTTTGAATAATCGATCCGATGATCGGGTTCTTAGCCATTCTCCGTAGCTCATTAAAGCCTATGCGAAGATTTCCCTGGTGACCTTGACTCCGACCAAGAAAGTCAAACCCCATAAACATCGACATCGGATCGTGGAATACCGCTTGTGGCGCTGATGCAGATTCTCTTGCCGCTTGGATTGCTTTCTCTAGGTTCGCCTCAACTATCTGTGCTCCAAACTGATCGCCGATTATATGGCGGACTCTTTGACTTAACGTAGGTTGTGCCATTTCAGTTCCTTGCGAATCCCACCATTATTACAGAGGTTATGATTAGTAAAAACGCTCCACCAATGACAGCTTTAGCTAAACTATACGGCATAAATTCTCTCTGCTGCCACACTCGTTCCAACAAAAACAGCCCCACTGCCAGCAACAAAATTGCAATTGCAGTCATCACTCCCAACTCACGCTAAACGATGTCTCGGCTCGAGCGGCGGAGGTCGCGTGCCACATCGCCATTACGATATCATCGTGGAAAGACTCGTTCCCGATCTTCCCTCGGCGCTGCCGAACACCGTTAAATTCCTCAATCATTATATCAGTCTTCTGACGGTCTAAGTTAGTCTTGTACGGAAATCTCCAAGCGCCATTCTCAAATTGCGGTCTAAACCCTAATATACCATACTCCAGTGACCCCTTCTTACTGTGCGTAACTGTATGTCCGGTAAGCGGTAGAGCGGATTTAGTTGCGAAGAGGTTAGTATAAACTCCCTGAAAGAGGTTATCCTCAAGGTAGCCCAGAGTAATGTTAAACTTCTGACACCAAAGCTCGATCTCATTCACCTGTTCATTTAAGGCGCCGGGTCTCGCTCTCCAAAAATTCAGTGGAATAAACTCCTTCGAGTCTGTATCCCAGATCAACACGTAAATGACAGTATAGTCCCCATCCAATGAACCTGGAACCGAAAAGTCCACTCCCATATAGGCTGCGTGGGGACCTTCGTACGTATTGACATAGCTGAGGTTCTTGTCCTTCAGTGGTTCGAAGAGCGATGGTGGGAATATGGTCGTCTCTTCACTCAGCGGATTATTCTGATACTCCTTCGAGAAGGCGATCGCTCCAACCTTTCTCTTCACCGCCATCAAATCATCGTACGTATACCTCTCTGGCCACAAGACTTGCTCTTTCTCGTCATCAATTATCGCTACCAGCTTCTCACCGATATACTCTTCATTATTCTGCAACTCGTGGTAAAGATCCCCTCTGTCCTGAGCAGTACCAACAACCACCAATTGCGGTCGATAGCCTTTCGCCTTCATCCATGCTTGGCCCTTATCCTTCATTGGGACGATGACTTCATTCAAATGTCTTCTTGTCTCCGCTTGATGTTCCGTAGTCAAGCTGTTACTCTCATTCAACATGTCATCACAAATTATCAGTTGAGGGTGACGACCACGAAGAGGAGAGCCTTTGCCCTTAGCCTTAATGGACTTACCGTTAGTTAAAAGAATTTCAGTTCGGGAGTAGAAGGTGTCGCGGCGTCTTTTTGGAACAAGATATTGTAGGGACGGTCGCGAGTCCAACAACATCTTGATCTTATCCAGGTTCTCAACCGCTGTTGGTTGATCTGGGCCTAAGATCAGGACTTCTTTCACCCACTTATCGTACTTGACTTTCCAAATAGGATAGGCCCTGGCCATAGAACTGGATTTGCCGTGATCACGAGGAGCCATCTCACAGGTATCCATTCCCGTCGATAGCCTGGCTGCCCACTTCCTATGATGTCCCCCTATATCAAAGCCCAACTCCACCCGTTGAAAGACTAGGAAATCTGTTTGGCACAGGTGTGCAATGGCCTGTTTAAGGTGAGGCATTCCCTGCTGCAGAACTACCCGGTCTGCAGCCGAGATATCGGAGAGTATTTGCACTAATGCGGCCCGTATTCGCCAGTCGGATCTATCTCACCGTATTTGAGTTCTCCGCTCAGCAGTAAATCCTTGAGAACTGCCTTGGCATCTTCGGTCATATGGAAACCGATCGCACCCATAAGAGCACCGGCCTCCATTGCTTCTTGAGCAGCCTCTAACGGTGACTTCATCATCATCGCCATGTCTCTGATCATCTTAGAGAGGAGTTCCCTCTCCCCCTTCAGACGACGATCGAAATACCGCGCATTCAGCTCTTGGCGCTCTATTTCCAGACGTTGCATCTTGTCTACGCGCTGTCTCTGAGCTATAATCTGACCAGCCAACTCCCTAGCATGATCCAGATCAATACGCTCACCCCATTTCTCCGCCAGCTCCTCAGCATAGGAGAGTTCCACTTTCAGCTTGGTCTTAGTCAGGTTCCTCAGTATGGTAGCAGCTGAGATCCGGTGTTCATCACCCTGCTCTATTAGCCAGGCTTCGATCTGTCGATACGGGATGCCTTGCATCCTCATTGAGATGATGATGTCACAGAATGTCGACACCCTCACAGCACATCTCTTCGACATCCTGCCCCTGATCCGAGCAATCATCCCGTGTGGATCAGGCAGCTTCTGGATCTCTTTCGCCATCAGTAAGATTTGGCCTCTACGATGATCGAGTCAAGAAGCTCGTTCACATCCTGTCTAATTGCCGATCGAAGATCGTTCAACCGTATTACATCTCGCGCCAAACCAATAAATTCTATAGTATGGTGCTCTTCCGTCGTTAGTGTTCGAATCTTTTCTTCAACATCCCACAACTCCCCGTTGACTTCTTTCAGTTCTTTGTACAGAACATCGACCTTCTCTGTCAATGTTATATTATTCCAGACCCCACCGATCTAAATATATCTGCAGGGCCTTTCGCCACCAAGCTCTTGTCCATCGTGGCAGTTCTCGTGCTGCTCGGTCCTGAGCAAGAGCCCAGAGAGTTACCTGCATTATCCAAACTGTCTCACTCATCCAAGATTCTGATGCTTGCCCTTGGCGAGAATTTCTCCCCGCACTTGTCTAAACTTATTTCCTACATCTACAGCACAGCCAAGCTCGACACAGGATAGCTCTATGACCACTTCACTGGTCGGAAAGAACTGCGCTTTCCGGTCACTCCTCTCTTGAGGTTCCACCGGAACCACTCTACAAAACACTTCAGGAGACCGTACAGTTGGCATTGCAACTACTTCGTACATCCCCTCAATTCCTTCCGCCTCTGTCGTAAATATCGTTCCAATCTTCGACAGTAGGTCGAGGGTTACGGTATTATCCGCTGACTTCTCATTATACGCGGTGTTCTCCTCACGGACATCACCCCTGTGCTGCTGCTCTCCTCGCAGGTTAACTGCGAAGTCTTCAACATTGATTGCGTCCGGATCAACAACAGTGTACGTGTGCTTCCCGTACCCCATCGTCTCCGCATCCCACGCTTTTCTAAGATCTTTTGGCATACTCTTTTATACCATTATAGCGTATACGATCACCCCTGAACTACTTGGATATTTGTTTCCAATTCCTTCCTGTTCTGACATCCACCTGGAATGGTAGAAATCCAGGAATTATCTCAGCAAATGCAGCTTCCGTCAACTCAATGGCTTCATCCAAGATTTCATCCCGCACCATAAAGATCACTTCATCGTGCATTTGAAGAGCCAACCTAGCATCTTCAACATCAAACGCTCGGCGAATTGCTTTCCAGGATTTTACTTGTTTGATCTTCAGCACTTCCGCCGCAGTCCCAGCATTATGATGGTGCCAAAGCGTTTTAGTTAGCTGGTGGAGTTGGCCTCGTTTAGCAGTTTTAATTTCCGGCAACTCCCGAACCCTACCAAATTTTGTGATGGAAACGCCCGTCTTCTGGAATTCCCTAATCACACGCATTTTGTAATCAGTCGCGATAGGCGCACGTTCTTCATAAGCCTGTATAATTTCGCGCGCTTCGGCTTCGCTAATCCCAAGCCGCTTAGCAAGCACAAAGGGTTTCATCAGGTAAAGCAGAGCAAAGTTGATCGTTTTACCGGCTTTCCGTTCTTCACCACGAATATCCAGATTCGGCGCGGCTGCTTTAACTTCCTCGAACATCTGCGTATGGAAATCATTTCCTTCTTCAAACGCTTTGATCAGTGTCGGATCTTGCGAAAGAGACGCCCAAACCACATATTCTGCTTGGCCAAGATCCAGACTCAAAAGCTTGAATCCTAGCGGAGCTTCGATTGTCTCGCGAATTTCTATAATTCTATTTTGTAGGTTGGGGCTGTCGCACGAATAACGACCATGCGGAGTGCCGAGTTGATTCCAATTACATTGAACTTCACCGGCGAGTGCAAACTCTTCCCATTTCTCCAGCTGAGAAACTCTCGATTGTGCTTCTCTTGCTTCCAGAACTATTGGTGCAAGATCGTCGCCCATTGCTGCAAGCGACTGCAGAGTTTCTTTATCACAAGCTGGTGTTCCCGAAGACTTATTAATTCTTTGTGGCGGCAAGCCCCGAATCTCAAAGAAAACCTTGACACAATCCGAAGGAGCGTTCGGTCGAAACTCCGGATCGTTGGCTTTGACCTTCGCTTCTGCAAAAAGACGATCACGATTACGAACCGCACCATCCAGATTCCGTCTCCAAGTTTCCTCATTGACGACCAACGAATTTTCGTTCATCTCCCGCGTAGACGGCGCAAGTTCGTTCTCAATCCGCAAGGAGTTTGAACCTACTGGCAGCGTCACGTTAAACTTGGGTATGTCTATTTTTGTCTCCACACCCTTATTATACCTTATTTCGGCCTCTATGTCAAGTCTTGAACCTGTTCCAAGATCCAATTTGGTGATCTGCCTCACTTTCGTAGGATCTGAGATCATCCGCATACTGCCATTATCTAGCCTTATGCGCAAATCAAATCCGTCTATCCGGTTCACTACACCGGGAACCCACTCGCCTTGAGCATTTCTGATCTCGACTCGTTCTCCGATTTCATAAGCTCC